TTACATATTTGGTCTAAATCATCCTTTGAAGTCTTCTTAACTTCAACTCTTTCCAACAAGTCTTTTTTTGATAAATCATTGTCTATCAACTTGTTGCATAAATCTATTAACATTGCCTTGATAGATTTACATTTGCAAAGATACTAAAAATATTTGAAATAACCAAATTTTTTAATGTATTTTTACAATTATTTTACAAAAAATGGGAAGATTATTGGTTTAAATCTCCCCATTTGTCTAGTTTATAAAATATTGAAATATTATGTATGAGAGAAAAACTACTCTACTTTGATTATACCATTTTCGCAAGAAGCACTGAATGTATAATTTGGTTGGTATTCGTGTTCGAGCATCAAGTCAGTGATTTTGTCCTCGATATTATCTTGGATGAGACGTATGATTGGTCTTGCTCCAAACTCTCTTTTCTTAACAGCTTCTACGTATATATGGTCTACTACACTATCACTATATACTATATTATAATTAATATTATTTAATCTAGTATTAAATTTATTTATTTCTAATTTTACTATATCTTTTAAGTTATTATCAGATAGATTATTAAAATACACTATTTGGTCCAATCTATTTAAGAATTCAGGAGTAAACTTCTTCTTTAATTCTTTTTCGATGATAGATTTTTTATTTAATTCTTCATTATTTACGAATCCAAGACCTCCTCCAAGTTCTGCTGCTTTTCTTGCTCCAATGTTAGATGTCATAAGTACGATGACATTCTTGAAATTAACAATCTGTCCAGAGCTATCAGTGAGTCTACCTTCATCAAACAACTGCAAGAATATGTTATAAACCTCTTGGTCAGCCTTTTCAATCTCATCAAGTAGAAGAACGCAATGTTGCTTATGCTTAATCTGTTCTGTGAGTTGTCCACCATTCTCGTAACCAACGTATCCAGGAGCTGCACCTGTCAGTTTTGCAACTGAGTTCTTTTCAGAGTATTCAGACATATCGATTCTGATAAGTGCTTTTTCATCTCCAAAGATTTCTTCAGCAAGTTTCTTTGCAAGGAGGGTCTTTCCGCTACCAGTTGGACCAGCTAACAATATATTGGCGAGAGTTTTATTTCTATCTCCAAGACCAACTTTATTTCTCTTGATGACTCTAGCAACGCTAGCAACAGCCTCATCTTGTCCGATGACACTTTGTTTCAATGCCTCATCAATATGTGCAATCTTAGTCTTTTCATCTGAAGACAATTTGCTAACTGGAATCTTTGTAACTTCAGAAACCACATCGGCAATGTCATTTTCAGTTATTTCAATTGTTGCAATATTGAGATTCTTCAAGTCTCTCTTATAATCTGCAAGGTCAGAAGCTAGAACATTCTCTTCAATTGTAAGTGAATCAATCTTCTCGAAGTCACCATTGTTGAGGGCATTATTCTTTTCCTCTTCAATTTGCTTCATTCTTTTCTTTGTATTTTGAATTTCAATTGGTTCTCTATCCATTAGAGTTGTACGTGCTCCTGCAAGGTCTATAAGGTCAAAAGCAGAGTCTGGCAAACTTCTATCTGTAATATATCTATCAGCGAGCTTTACAGCCTTTTCAACGGCTTCTGTGCTATATTTTACATTATGATAGTCCTCATAATAATGTTTATTCTCGTTGATAATATTAATGGTGTCTTCAATTGATGTTGGGTCAATGAGAATCTTTTGGAACTTTCTAGAAATCTGTGTATTTGACTCAATGGCATTTCTATATTCCTTGAAAGATGTTGTTGCAATTACCTTCACAGTACCATCAGAAAGGACGTTTCCAATCATACCACTGATGTCAGTATCCTTATCTTTGCTGCCACTCTTTAAGACGGTATGAATATCATCAATGAAGAGAATGTATCTATTTGAAGCTTGCAGTGTATCGAACAAGTTCTTTATTCTTTCCTCGAACATACCTCTGAAGTGTGTACCACTGACAAGTGCCATTGGATTAAGCATTACAATTTCCTTGTCTTCCAATACGGATGGTACTTTATTTTCCTCAATGAGTTTTGCAATACCATAAACGATGGCAGTTTTACCAACCCCACCCTTTCCTACTAGGATTGCATTGTTCTTCTTTCTTCTAGATAAAACCTTGATGATTTCCTTAATCTCAGAATCTCTTCCAATGATGTCATCAATCTTACCTTCTCTAGCTAGCTTATTCAAGCTTGTTGTATATTGGTCTATTGCCGATGTATCTCCTCCAATCATAGAAATTGTCTTTGTATTTACTTGACTCTTTAATGGAATGTTATTTTGATTATTTTCCTTTGGTTTGTTTATCTTTCTTTGCGCAAGCTTCTTTGGTTTTATTATTTTTTTTTCTTCCTCTGTATTTATGTTGCATTTGTTGTAAATGAAGTCATATTGTAACATAAACTTCGAGAACACAGCTTCTTCTTTAAATCCATTCTGGGGATTTAATATAGCTAATAATATATGTTCAGTACCAATTTGAGGATTATTAAGCTTGTTTGATTCATCTGCTGCGCAATTAAGTATTCTTGTTAATTCATCATTGAATCTAATCTCTCCATCCTTTAATTGTGGCTTAATATGGGAATCAATAACTTCAACATAAATCTTTCTTAACTCATCAATGTTATCTGACATTAAACAATTGTCCAATATAAGATTTGCATGACAGTCTCTAGTATCTAAGATAGACAAAATTAAATACTCTGGTGTCAATACATCAGTTGGAAATTCATTCAACAAGACTGTTGACATATGTTCCAATACTTCGTTCATCTCAATTGTGTAATTACTTTGATTTTTCTCATCCATAGTTTTTCTCAATTTATACTTAAAATATAAAACTTTTTTGGAAAAAATCAGGGGTTTTTTTGTTTTTTTATAATGAATAATTTGTTTTTTTAACATTTTTTTAATATCTTTGCAGTATGGAACTACAAACATTATTTAAGAAAACAGCTACTGGGGCTATAAATCGTTGGACGGTGTTCATTGAAGGAAACTGCTATTGGACTGAGTTTGGACAAGCTAACGGTGTGATACAAAAGTCAGATAAGGTTTTCTGTCAAGGAAAAAACAAGGGACGTTCAAATGAGACCTCAGATGAAGAACAAGCGATGTTGGAAGCCAATTCAGCTTGGAACAAGAAGAAAGACCGTGATGGATTCGTTACGAGCTATGAACAAGCTGAAAGCGGTGAGGGAGTGTTCGAACCACCAATGCTTGCAAAAAAATATGATGGCAACTATAGCGATAAGATGAAATTCATCCAGCCAAAACTAGATGGCATCAGATGCAATATCTCAACAAGCGACAATGGTATAACAGCCTTAAGCAGGCACAATATGAGGTTTGATACCACAAGCCATATTGAGAATGAACTTAAAGAATTCTTTGATATACATAATAATGTACACTTGGATGGAGAATTGTATAATCACGAACTGCATGATGACTTCAATAAAATTGTATCATTGGTAAGAAAGAAGAAACTTACAGAGGCAGATAGACAAGAAATAGAGTCAAAGGTTAAGTATTATGTATATGATGCTTGGTTTGATGGACAAGAAGATATGAAATTCTCTGACAGGTCTAAGTTCATCAAGGAGAACCTTTCAAACTTCAATAATATTGTTGTTGTACCAACATTTGAGATACACAGTGCCGAAGATACTGATGGATATTTTGAGAGATTCTTGGAAGAAGGATATGAGGGCGCAATCATAAGGGGAGATGAACCTTATGAACATAAGAGGAGCAAGAACCTATTGAAATACAAGAGATTCCAAGATGATGAATTTGAAATACTTGATGTTAATGTTGGTAAGAACCAAACAATTGCAGAGAGTTGTACAATAAGATTAAAGAATGGTGATACGTGTGAGGCAACATTAGCATTTACAGATGATAAGTGTAAGGAAATATTAGAAAATAAAAATAATTACATTGGGAAGATGGCAACAATTTGTTACTTTGGGGTAACTGACAAAGGCAAACTGAGGTTTCCAATTCTTAAATCAATAAGAGATTATGAGTGATACAAACGAATTTAAAAATTATATTAAAATATCTAATAATTTAATTGAAAATGGTCAACCAGTACTTGGTCTGTTTATTGCGATTGCAATATTTACTGGTTTTACATATAATGAAATAAAAAAAATGACATGGAATAATTTACTAGAAAAACCTATTAATATTAATGGTAAATATGTGAATGTTGATAGTGAATTGGAAACTTTAATAAAAAAAGCGCATGATAAAATAAAACCAAGATATAATATTCAAAAATTTTTATTATCTAGGAAAAAAATGGTGTTTAGCCAACAACGATTAAACATTATCTTGAAGAATATTGACGAAAGTCTTTCGATAAAAGACTTAAGAAGAGTATATGGTAGAAATTTTTTAAATAAAAGTAAAAATGCGTTCGAAGGATTAGTTCAATTGCAAGCATATTTTAATAATTCCAACACAAACATAACTGCTAAATTCATTCAAGGAGGAGAAAAGGCGCATAGAATTAGTAAAGGAAAGGTTTATATAATAAAAGATGAATTGTATCCTAGTTGGTATAAAATTGGAAGGGCTAAAGATGAAGTCATAAGAGAAGGTACGCTTTTACATCATGCTCCTATGTTAACTATGATGAAAGTAGTTGATAGTGATGATTATGTGGCTTTAGAAAGAAAAATACATAGAGAATTAAAAGAATATAGAGCTAAACCTCGTAATGATAAAGGTGGAAAACGACCAGAGTGGTTTAAATTAACTGACGAAAAATTAAATGAAATAATTGAAAAATATAATTTTGTAGATTATGAGTAAAACTGCAATCGTATATTATAGAGCCTCCACAAGTGGACAAAAACATACTATTGATAGACAGAAAGAAATAATAAAGGAGTATTGTACTAAAAATGGCATAGACATTATTTTAGAAGCAGAAGAAATTTGTTCTGGAATGAAAAAATATCAAACTAATCTTTGTAACTTGTTAGATGTTTTAGAAAAAGAAAAATGTGTACTAATTTGTTCATGCCCTGATAGGTTGACTAGAGAATATACTTTTGGAAAATATATTGTTGAAAATTATAATGTAATATTTTGCTCCGACCCTAGTATGAGTCATGAAACTAAGTTAAATGAGCTTTATTTTGCAGAGAAAGAAGTAAAAAAAATAAGAGAAAGAACAAAAAATATATTAAACCATTTAAGAGCAAATGGAATGAAGTTAGGCAATCCTAATGCAATTATTACTAAAGAACAGAGACTTAACTCTATAAAGAGGAGAAAAGAAATTGCTTTAAAAAATAAAAATAATATTTTAGCAAAAGAAATTATCGAATCTATGTTACTTAAGACTAGTAATTGCTCTGAAATTGCAAGGTATTTAAACGAGCATAAATATAAAACTTCAAAAAATAAAGAATTTTGCTGTAATACAGTAAAACGTTTAATTAAAAGATATAATTTATAATAATATGAGTAAAATTTTTGGATTTTATGCAAATGACGTAGATAAGAATTGGTTTCAATCTAGCAACATACGTTATTCAGAATGTATTGACCATGACAATGAATTAAAAACATTGAAGGTAGTATTCAATAATGGAACGCAATATCAATATAATAATGTTGATGTCCAAAATTACATCCTATTTAGAGATGATAGCAGTCAAGGAAAGGCTTTAAATCAATACATTAAAGCAAAGGGATATGAATATGAGAAACTTGAAAACGCTGACATGCAAGCATTAGAGGATGAGTTAAATTTCCGTATGGAGGATGGAATATTTGTGTTCTATGATGGTGATAAATTCACAATGAAGGATAATAAGGATAATATAATCTGTGAAAAGGAAGTTAAACTTACTGAGGCTGCATTCAATACGGTTTGTTCAGCACTTGAGGCTGTGGGGAAACAACTATATGTTGAAGGAAAGAATTTTATTGAAGACACTGAAAATAACGAGGATAAACCTTTTTAACACATGGAAAAAGAACAGAGAATTGAATTGTATAAAGAAGCTATTGATAAATGGGGAGAAGATGCCCAAGTTAAGATGCTTTATGAGGAATGTGGAGAATTGATTGCTGCGGTAGCTCAATTCAGTAGAGGAAGAACAAGTCATCATGACGTTATGACAGAACTTGCTGACGTGTTCATTATGGTTGAGCAGATTGCAACGATGATGAATTACGAGGATTTCGAGAAGGAACTCGAAAGAAAACTAATAAAGTTGAGGGATGAAAAATTGAAGAAATGAAGGTAAAAGAACTTATAAGGTAAAAAAATTAGGTAAATGATTATGGTTACGTTAAATATTATAACTGTTATACTGATTCTTGTAGGTATAGTAATGACATTTCCGTTTGTTAAAAGAAATGAAATAAAGGCAATAGGATGGGGCTTGAATAATTTTGGTTGGTTGATTATGTCCATCATATCCTTTATAAAAGGGAGTATACTGCTTGCTGTATTTGATTTCATATTATTTGTTGGTGGTTTACACTTTTTAATAACTACTGTTAAAGAAATGAAAATAAATGGGAATAATAGTTAGTAGTTTTATAGGTTGTGGACGTGAATATCTCAAGAACACTTATGGGGATAAGGTAAAGATATTCGATGCTGTTGCAGAGATTCCATTAACAGATATAGATGGTGGCATAAATGCGGATATGTTGGATGCTTATCACAATAAGGTAATGGATGTTGTTGATGAATATGACATCGTATTCATTGGTGCTTCAACACTAGTTAGGGATTACTTCAATGAAAAGAGTATAGATTATGATTTATTCTATCCCTCAGCAGAAAGAAGGGGAGAGTTCATTGAGAATTCAGTTAGGAAGAGAGTACCACCAAAGGAGATACAAAAACTTGATAAGAACTTTGATAAATGGGTGCAAGCAATCGATGACGATGAATCACCAAATTGCTATAAGCATAAACTAGCTAATAAAGGTGAGTATATTGGCAATACTCCAATAATAATGCAATATATTGACAGTTTGAAGAATGACAAAGGTTGATGAACAATACCTCCAATTATTAAAAGATATAATGGAGAATGGTGTCGAGAAAAATACTAGAGCTGGACGTGTCAAATCAGTATTTGGTAGACAATTACGTTTTGACCTAAAAGAAGGTTTCCCACTTCTTACCACAAAGAAGGTATTCACAAAAGGTATTATACACGAGCTATTATGGTTCTTACAAAGACCATATAATTCTCATGGAAGCATGAATATTGAATACCTTGTTAGGAATGGAGTTCATATTTGGGATGATGATGCATATCGTTGGTTCAAGGATAAGATAGCAAAGGAAATAAAGCCAACAAAATATCTAGTTTGCTTGGACGATAATGACGATGAGTTCATACATAATATAGTAAAGAGAAAAACCAATTTTGAATATTGGATTGAGAACGAGGCAAAGCTGAAAGATGAAACTTGGTTTCAAAGTATTACCAAGGAAGAGTTCTTAGACCTTACATTGCAAAGGGTTGAAATATGTGGCTCATATATGTCACGATATAGATTTGGTGATTTGGGACCAGTTTATGGAACACAATGGAGACATTTTGGTGATACTTCATTTGACCAAGTTCATCAAATTATCGAAACTCTTAGAACAAATCCAAATGATAGAAGAATGTTGTGCGTGGCATACAATCCTAGTGCGTTGGATGAAATGGCATTACCGCCTTGTCATGTGATGTTCCAGTTTTATACAAGGGAACTAACACATAAGGAAAGGATGAAAATCTTCAATGAGAGATATATGAAGGGTCAGATTCCAAAGAAATGGCATGATTGGTTTAAGGAATATTCCAAGAACACAGATGAAAATAAAGATGTTGAGATGCCAAGTGATGGCAGTGACTATGACATTGCAGATATTCCAAAGTATGGGTTAAGTTGTATGTATACAATGAGGTCGAATGACGAATTTTTGGGTCAGCCTTACAATACACCAAGTTACGCTATACTTACTTGTATGATTGCGAAATTAGTGAATATGATACCAGATGAACTTATAGCTTCACTCGGTGATTGTCATATTTATGAGGCTCATTTTGATGCTGTTAGGGAACAGTTATCAAGGAATGGTAGTGAGCATTCACCAAAGTTGGAAATTGAAGGAAACCAAAAGTCAATTGAAGATTTTAAATATGAAGACTTTAAAATAATGGGTTATGAACCAGACCCACCCATAAAAGCACCATTGTTGGTAGGTTGATTATGGTATCAAGGAAATTAAATGAGACTGTTAAGAAATTCTATTTAAATGGGCGTTTGGATGAGGACTTCGTAATGAATGCTGTGAAGCATACATTGGGAGGCGAGGTGGAAAGGTCAAGCAAGCATGAGGATGTTTATGAACATATTGATTTCTGGTGGGATTCTCCTCGCAAGGGTAGAATTGGAATTGATGTCAAGGGATTAAATAAGAATAAAAGGGGTGATACCAAGTATGATGATTCCATTCATTGGCTTGAGTTACAGAATGTTCAAGGTAATGATGGATGGCTTAAGGGCAATGCTGAATACATTGCATTTAAGACCAATAGGAACATCATATTTGTCAATAGGAAAAAGCTATTAGATTTCGCCACAGAAGCCATTAAAAACAAGGAGGTGGTATATGATACCCCAAGGGAGTGTTACGTGCCGTATAAGCGTTTAAAATGGGGTAGAGACGATTTATCGTTGAAGGCATTGACTAGTGATTTGTTAAAACTAGCTGATTTTACGATAGAATATGATTAAAGGTGCTACATTTGTAGTACCTTTTTTTATTGCGTGATATTTATAGGAAATAAAGCTATAAATATTTAAACTATGAATACAAATATATTAGATTTTATGTATGAGGGTTATGGTTATGATATGGATAACCCACTTCTTTACGTTGATGTAGAGAACTATAATGAAATGCTCAGTGAGAGTGGACAGATGTCAACTTATGGAATGGAAACATTGGCATATGATGATGGTCCAGTAGGACATGAACCAGCAATTCCAACTGAGGAAGACAACAAGTACATTGAGACAGTTTCATTTATCTCAGAGAGTGGTGCAAAGTATACTGACCTTAGACAAGGTATTTGCGCTTGCGGTGACTAATTAAGATTAGTTTATAATGTTTTGAATGGCTAAATCTATTACGATTAAAGAAGATAGCTTAAGGGCAATCAGAGAAAGTATGGTTGGCAGTAGCAATACTGCTAGCCATAATACTGTTTGTGTTACGGAAGCAGCACCAGAGGTGGATGAGTTTGAACTTGGTCAAGAGTCAGACAATCCACCAGTAGGTGGGAACTACTGCCATGTAAACGAGAGCAAATATGACATCATATCACTTGCAATAGAACGTTATGGATTAACCAATAATCTAAATCAAGCTGGATATATTCTTCCAAATGGTTCTCTTCTTAATTTTGGAAAGGATGGATATAGGGAAGAAGACCATAGAGGTATTGAAGGTATTTATAAATCAAATAATATTCCAATATGGAGTAATGAATATCGATATAACTATGTTGTTGATTTTATGAATCATGGTGCTATTAGATGTTGTCTTAATGGCGGCATTTTAGATATGACTAAAGAACCAACAGCACAGCAATATTCAATCATTAAGGCTTTTGTTAGAAATGCAGTTGATATTGATATAGACTTTACTGACGATAAGGGTAATACATTACATTCAGTTTCATATATGGATGCTAAACCATCACAAGTTGTTGGAGATATTTACAGATATTATAATGAGGGTATCAAGCCAATTGGTAATGTTCATTATGAATCAAAGAATAGAATTAAAGAACTAATGGAAAGTATTGATTTTGATGAGCATGGGATGTCTTTGAATAATGAAAAGATATTGGGAAAATACAATCTCAAAGATTTAATTCTCTCAAAGAATGGGAATTATGTAACCTTAAATAAGATTGTTGCAAATGAGCTTGGAAATGGTTTTGGTAGCAAGTTTATGAGTGACTTGGTAAGAATTGCTGATAAGAATGGATGGACATTAGCATTAACACCAGATATGTCATTTGGGGCTTCTTCAGTTGGAAGATTGAAGAAGTTCTATAAGAGATTTGGCTTTATTCCAAATAAGGGAAGAAAGGCTGATTTCAATACGAGAGAAACAATGATAAGAAAACCAATCACAGAAAACATAGATTTTGAGGTTAATTCTTCTGATATTGACTTATCTTCATTTAGAAAGAGAGACCAATTAGCCCCAATATGGAATGAAGAAGGAGAATTAAATCCAAGGATTAGACTTAAGTTATTGGACATTGCTGATGACTTTTGGGAATTTGTTAATCTCAAATGGGTTAAACCAAATGGAATTATATTGACTGGCTCCATATGTAACTTTAATTGGTCTCAATATTCTGACATTGACCTTCACCTTATCGTAGATTTTGATGAAATTGACGAAAAGACAGAGTTTGTCCGTGATTATTTAGATGCAAAGAAAAATGAATGGAACAATGAACATGAGGGTTTAAAGATATTGGATTATCCAGTTGAACTGTATGTTCAGAACTTGGGTGAAATGCCTCAGAGTGGTGGGATATATGACCTTGAGGAAAATGATTGGATTAAGAAACCAAATTCAGATGATATTAAGTCAATCGGACTTAATAAGTTCCCAATTAAGGATAAGGCTGCAAAGATTATGACAATCATTGATGATATGTATGATGCACTTAAGTCAACAAGTGATTCATACGAGATTGAGCAGATTGGTGATGATGCAAAGTATCTTTGGAAGAAGGTAAAGGATATGAGAAAGAAGAGCCTTGCCATCTCTGGAGAAAATGGAAGTGGCAACATTGTATATAAGATTCTTCGCAGAACAGAATATCTTGATAAATTATGGAAACTTAGAACAATTGTTTATGATAGAAGTAATTCAATTAATGAAAGTATTACACATTTTGATATGTTTGATGCTGCCAAGAAGATGTTTGGCGTTACAAATGACATGAGAGAATGTGGTTTTATATTGCCAGATGGAACAATGTTGGATTTCAGTGGAAAGCATAAAACTGATGATAAAGCATCGTTAGATGGACGCAGGACAGTTTATCATCGTTCAATAGAGGATATTGAGGGTGAAAACACTCCATATGTAACATTAAGTCGTTTCATAGAAGCTGGTGCCATCAGATGTGCTTTACTTGGAGCTTTTATCAATTTAATAAAGAGACCAACCAAGGAACAAATAGAAGTATTATCAAGATTTATTTTGAAATGTAATGGACATATTCAATTGGAAATTGGCGATGATGATATTTCAATAGATTATGTTGAATATCCTAAAGGAACACCTTATCAAAGGATAATAAACGACATATTGAATTTCTTCGATAACAAGGTGAAACCTAGCTCATTATATATGAGAGAATCTATTGAAAAATATGCCCATGTAATCACCTTATTGAAGGAAGAGGTTGTTGCTGATGGAAATAGTGAGCATAATCCTTATGAAAAGCGTTGGAAAGCAGAGAGAAAGGCATTGAAGAACTTTATATGCAACTTTGGCAAGGTAATGACATCAAGGGAAAATGGAAAGCAATATAAGGTATATTATGATAAGGTACTTTCACAATTGATTGGCTTCAACTATTGTATATGCTTGCAGTGGGACCCAATTCAACTAAAGCCAAGTTCAACATTATATATTAGAGCATTGGATAAGTTCACAAATAAGATATTCCAAGCTCAATATGACCAGAGAGGAAAAGACAACATGCTCGGTACATCAGATGATTTAAGGTATGGAAATCAACAACAAAATAACTATCAATATCAGTAATATTGAACTTTTTTGTTAATACAATATATTTATATTAAAAAATAAGTTTGAAAAATTAATATATTAATTATGAATAACAAACCAAACGTAAATGAGACCTTGGATAGAATGAAAGCCCTTATGGGTTATGGTCTCCAAACAGAAAGTAAGAAAACCCCATACAGCTCAGTAGAGAATCAGAAGCTTGGTGCTGATGGTAAGGTTTATGGTATTGTACGTGAGGGTACAAACTATTATATAAAGTCTGCACCTAACAAGCAGAACCTTGTTGAAAGCGATTTTAGCTATATTGGTGGTTTCAGAAATCGTAAAGATTATCAATACCATAGTTTTGCAGATGCTCAGAAGAACTTCGATATGAAGATGATGTCATTGAGAGAGGCTGCAAATAGAATGGACGTAGACACAAGTTCTTGGAATCTTGACAAGAAGGAAGAAGTTGTTGTTGAAGCAACTGAGAAGATGAAGAAAGAGATTCTTCGTGAGCGCCAGATTATGAAGAACGCTGTGTTGATTAATGAGAAGAAAGCAGTTTGCTGCGATGCTCCTGGTTGTCCAAAGGACAACATTAAGAGTGAGAAACCATCTACTGGTAACGCAGAAGATGCTGTTGACCATGAAAAGGCTGAACTTCCAAAGGAAATGACAGAGAGCGTTGTTAGTGAGGAAGAGGTTCTTGGATGGAATCGTGGCAATGATGACTATATGGACAAGTCTCATGGCACTGAGATTGGTGATAGTGCACCTTTCGATGATGCTGAGGCTAGAAACATTGATGATGGCGACAAGCAAGTCAATAAGACTGGTGAAATGAAGAATGGTACTGTCGAGGAAGGTACTTCAATGCATGATTCTGACAACCAGAATACTCCAACTCCAGGCGTTGGTGAGATTGGTGATAACCAACCTTTCGATGGCGAAAAGGGAAAACAAATCGACGAGGGAATTGATGACCTTGGCGGTGAGGGTGAAGACCCAATTGGTGATGACCTTGGCACAGAGGGTGGCGAAGACCAAATTGGTGATGACCTTGGTGGTGAAGGCGAACCTATCGATGCTGATGCAGAAGGTGAGGAACTTGGTGATGAGATTGCTGACGATGAGATTGATAATGATGTATATGAGGATGATACTGAGTCTCGTCTTGACGCAATGGAAGAGCTTCTATCACAGATTGCAGCAAAATTAGGTGTAACTGAAGCTCCAGTAGATGATGCTGCTTATGGTGACGATGAACTTTTCGATGACGAGGAAGGTGATGAATTTGGTGACGAAGGAGATGACTTCGGTGCTGAAGAAGAACCAATTGAAGACGAGTTGAATATGGACATGCAACCTCAGTTTGAGGGCAAACAGAGAAATGGCGTTCAAATCTATGAGACCAAGGCTTTCAGAAAAGCAATGGGAAGACAGAGAGTAAACGAGGAAGGTATGACCCCATTCAAGGACGCTGGTCGTGTTCCAAGCGGTAATATGAATAAGTTGGATGACTTTGGTAAGCATCCTGCATATCAGAAGAAGGTAATGGAGTTACCTCCAAAGGATTTGAAGGAATTCCCAGGTTATTACGACATGAATGATGATTCTGTTAAGAACGATACTCCTTATGGAGAGAAGATTGGTGATGGCGCTCCATTCGAGATTGACCCACAATCAATCGATAATGCAATTGCAGAAGCAATCAATCGTCTAAAAAAAAACATAAAGTAAATGAGGAGGTCTTTGAAGAAAGACCAACGAAGTTAGAAATACCAAACAGCGACCCTATAGGTGGTGATATGGATGGCATGGGTGATTTAGATAATGCTCCAATGCCACCAATGGGAGCTGACGATATGGGAATGGATAACCCAATGGGAGGACAAGACCCAAATGCTATTGGTGGTGGAGAACCACCAATGGATGGTCAAGACCCAATGGGAGGTGAGCAACCACCAATGAATGGCAGTGATGACGATGAACTTATGAATATCGTTGATGGAATGTCAGCAGAGGATAAGGCAGCAGTCATCAAATATGCCAAGAGTATGGCAGATGATTCTCAAGGTGCTCAAGACCCAAATATGGGTGGAGAAATGCCAATGGAATCAAGACGTAGTTTCAGAAATATAATTGATGAAACGATTAATGATGTTCTTGATTCAAAGGAGGGAACGAAGAGACCTGAGAAGAGGATGCCAAAGGAATATAATGGCATGCAAAGCCCATTCAAGTCTCCATTCTAAATTATATAAAAGGGATACAACGAGTATCCCTTTTTTTTGTTTTATGTAGATATTTATATAAAAAATTTATATCATGCAAGTTATAATTAAAAAGAATAATAGATTGGTTAAATTGGGTGAAGGTAGAATGTATTCCAAGAGCCAATTAAAACTTAATGAGCTTGACGCAAACATTGGTATGGCAAATGGCATTCAACAAGCTCAAATGAAGGCAAAACAGCTTATGAATCGAAATGCTGGAGTTACGTCAGCATCAGCAGATGCTGGAAAACTAGATAATCAGAATGACACACAAGGTGGAGAAGGCGTTGAGTTGAGAGTCCCAGTTAATGCAACTGGTCCACAGCTTGCACAAGCACAACGTATGGTTAAAGACCAAGGTTCAGATGATGCACAGATTACATTCACCAAACCACAAACATCAGCAACAGATAATGGGCTTGGAGAATCTAGAATAATTGAGATGAGAAAAAATTCAATTCCATTCAGCAAAAAGGAATTATCTAGTTTCCTTAAATCGTTATAAATGAGGAAGATATATTTAACAGAAAGTTCAATACAAAGTGTGCTAAGTGGTAGGTTATTACCGCAGTTTTTATTTAAACTTGTTAAAACACATACAACATCATTGGGGGATAATGACGTATTCCCTAATGGTGATGACTATCCTTTTGATTATATCATTCTTAAGGAGAGGTTTAATGAGGTATGTGATGCAATTGAAGACCTTGGAATAAAAGACTTGAGTGAAGATTCTCTTATATCTGAGATGAGTTCCTTATTGAAAGAATGCAAGGAGTTGGAAACACCAGTTAGAGATACGCTTGAAAGAGTGTGTGAGAATGCTGTTAATAAACTGTTTGCAATCCCAGAGGGAATGGTGAATTTCAAATTTAAGTTGGTGGATAAAATCAAGTTTAAGAATGCAATAAGGCTGAGACCAGAATCTGATGGTGACATCAAATACACATTCACTGATGTATATGATATAGATTTCTCCAAGAAAGCCATAGCAAAGAGAAGGGTTATAAATTCTCTTATTCAAGGTGGCTCTTATTTATATGCCAATATAATTGGTTTGTATGTTGACGAAATAAATAGGATTAATCCAAGACTATTGCAGCTATATAGAGCGATTACTGCAATAAATGACTATCTACTCTTTACCAAGAAAGAAGAAATGACGGATGATAAACCAATGCAAGGCTCATATGTGGAAACACATATTGGAATGGATGATGAGAAGGCAACAATTTCTGTACAAGGCATGACATTCCCATTATTGCTCCAAGAGGCTATTAAAGGCTTGTTTGAGCTGTTTTCAGCGCATGGGCTTCCCACTGATAAGGAGAAGGCAAAATACGTCATTAGAAAGGCTGATTTCGTCCTTGCAGAGCCTTGGGATTTAAGACTTGGTGTGGGTCTATGGAAGAGAGTGTTTGGAAAGGTTCAAGATACTAATATGATACCATATATGTTCACAAGTCTCGTTCGTATGAGTGAAGATGAATTTACGCTTACAATGAAGGAAATTCTTTCAAATACACAAAAGGGAAATGAACTCGTCAATGACCTTATGCAGCAAGCTGAATATGATAATGGTTATCAACAATTCACCAATAGAATAAATGCCAAGAATCTTGATAAATCATTGATACAAGACTCATACTTTACTGGGGCTGAAACCAATGGATATGAAATTGATGACACAATTGAAGATGGTGATGTAATCGAGGAAGATGGCGAGCCAAATAACTTTGAACAAATATTGGCAACAGTAACAGTTGATAACATTGATTTCATTGAGGGTGAAGAAAGCACTTATGGCGAAACAGTATATCTATCTGTAGATGGAATACAAATCCCACAAGAGCTTGTAAATCTTGAGTTTAGACCAATCAATAAGAGATTCCCAAAGGGTAGGAAACAATTGCTTAACATCGATATAATTCTTTCACCATCCTTAAGGGGAATGGGACTTGGAACAAAGATATATGCAAAAGCAGTTAGGGAATTTGGAGCGATATGCAGCAGATTCTCAACAAGACATAATGACGCTGGAATCAGAGGAATATTCTCAAAACTTCAATCTTTTGGCGATATATATGCAGCAGAGGATAAATATCAGAACATTGAGGGAGAAACGATAAACGATTATTACGCAATACTAAAATCACAAATAGAAGAATATATGTAAATTATGGAAAAGAAATTAATTAGACTAACAGAACAAGACCTTCATAGAATCGTGAAGGAGTCTGTAGAAAAAATTCTTAACGAAGGAAGATATGTGTTTCATTGTTATATAGAAGGAGAAGGTAATTATAACACAACAGTTGATGACCTCAATCAATTAAGACCATATATTAAAAAAGCAAAATATTGGGATGTAACAAGAGGTATGAATTCATCTGACCCACAAAATCTTGTTGCTTGGGGCGGTGAAGGTGGTCCTTGGAATAACTTTTTAGAAAAACCAGATTGGGCAAAGGAAGGGGTACATTGGAATAAACCATCTGAAAATATAGTAAAGCTAGTTTTATCTAAAAAGAAAAATTAAGATTTAAAGAACAATCAGAAATGGTTGTTCTTTTTTATTTTACAGAGATATTTATATAAATTTCCCTGATTTTTGTTTGGAAATTTAACATATTTTATATATCTTTGCATAATAATAGAAGAAATAAAGTTATGAGGAAGTTAACTATAGAACAAGTAATAGATAGGGCTAAATCTGTTCATGGAGATAAATATGATTACAGCAAATTTATTTTTAATGGGAATAAAGTTAAAGGAACTATAATTTGTCCAATTCATGGCGAGTTCGAACAATCTATGGAAATACATTGTGGAGGTCATGGGTGTCTAGAATGCGCCAAAGAAGAAAGAAATAGGAAAAATTCCCTAACTCAAGAAGAATTCTTTGAACGCATTGAAAAAGTACATGGTAACAAGTATGATTTATCAGAAGTAATTTATAAGAACAATAAAACAAAAATACGAGTTATATGTCACGAAAAGGATGAAAATGGTGTAGAACATGGTGCTTTTATGATACAGCCAAAGCATTTCATTAGTGGCGTTGGTTGTTCAAAGTGTTGTGGTAATAAAAAAAGAACTATTGAAGAAATAATTGTAGATTTTAAAAAAATTCATGGCAGCAAATACATTTATGATGAAGCAAAATTAGTTAACGTTAATACCCCAATAAAGATAATATGCCCAATTCATGGAGCATTTATGCAAAGACCGAATGACCATTTAAAAGGTTGTGGTTGTCCTAGCTGCAAGGCTAATAAAATTTCTGAAATCAGAACATTATCGTTTGAGAAAATGATAGAAAGAGCAAATAAAATTCATAACTATAAATACCAATATGTCAAAGAGTCATATGTAAATGCATCAACTAAAATGAAGATAATATGCCCAATTCATGGGGAATTTGAGCAAAGTCCATCTTCTCATATGATGGGAATAGGATGTCCAAAATGCAAATATTCTAAATTGGAAAAAGTAATAGATAAATTGTTATTAAACCATGATGTAGAATTTATTGCTCAATGTAATAAATCAACTTTTGATTGGTTAAATGGAATGAGCTTAGATTTTTATTTACCAAAATATAATATAGCAATTGAATGTCAAGGAATACAGCATTATGAGGAAGTTAATTTTTTTGGTGGTAAAGAAAGTTTAATTCAAACTCGAAATCGAGACAAAAAGAAAAAAGAATTATGTGATAAACACAATATTAAGTTATTATATTTTTCTGATAAACAATATGAAGATGGTATAATAACCGATGAAAATAATTTGTTAGAAGAGATTAAGAAAAATGGTTTATGATATTAAAGAGATGCGCAAAGAATACGCCCTTTGTTATGCTGACAAATCACGAATAAGGTTCATTGAGACTTTTCTATCTACGTTTAATGCAATTAAAGGAAAGAAGACACAATTTCATTGTTTCCCAAGGCAAAAAGCGTTTTTAAAGGCATTGGCAGAAAATAGAAATGTCGTTGCAATTAAACCAAGACAATGTGGTATCACAACATTGTCAAGTGCCTATGTTTGCGCTCAGTGTGTTTTTGCGTCAAAAGATTCTCCAGAAACGGTACTTTGCATTGCAAATAAGCTTGAACAAGCTAATGAACTCGTGATTAAGATTAGAGACTTCTTGTTGCAAGTTCCAAGGTGGATGTGGGCTTCTCCAGAATATTTTAGTCCTGACCCTAATTCAGAAAAAAACCTTAAATCAATATTCATTAAGGATGCAAAGAGTGAATTAAAATTATTCAATGGTTGCCGTATAATTGCACGTGCAAGCGGTCCTAATGCCTCTCGTGGTATCTCAGCAGTATCTTGTTTAATTCTTGATGAGGCTGCATTTATTGAAGAAGGTGTGGCTGCTTTCACAACTGCTGCTGCAACAATGGCTTCAAACCCAAATGCAAAAACAGTAATGGTAAGCACACCAAACGGTATGGATGCCCTATACTATAATACATATAGGCAAGCTTTGGCACATGAGAATAACTTTGTTGCAGTTCAATTTCGTTGGTATCAAGACCCTCGTTTCAATCCATATCTTGTATGGAGGAAAAAGAATGAGAAAACTGGAGAATGGGAATTCGACCAAGACCCAATTATTGATAATGAGGGCGGTGTGAAATACGATGAGGCAAGATGGGCAAAACTTGAACATGATGGTTGGAAACCAAATTCTCCTTGGTATGAGGAGATGTGCAAGCAGTTCAACAATGATGAGATGAAGATTGCCCAAGAGCTTGACGTGTCATTCATGGGTTCTGCTGATAATGTTGTTGGACCAATTTATATTGAACAGCAAGAGAAACTTAATGTTCGTGAACCGCTTGATGACTTTGCTGACCCATTGGTGAGTGAGACTTGGTTTTGGAAAAAACCAATTGAAGGGCATAGGTACATTTGCGCTGTAGACCCAAGTAGAGGTACTTCTGCTGATAGAACAGCAATTGAGATAATTGATATGGATGGTAGGGATGAAAATAATATGCCAATCATCGAACAAGTTGCAGAATACGTGGGAAAGAAGCTTGGTGATGATATTGGTGCAATCGCCTATCAATACGCAACAATGTATAATGAGGCATTTATCGTTGTTGATGCAACTGGTGGACAAGGTGATGCTGCAATTATCACGTTGCTTAATATGGGATATAAGAATATGTACTATGAGGACATGAACCAAAAGACATATATGGTACAGAGGTCAACGAAGAATTATGATGGGTATACGGATAAATTGCCAGGTTTCCACTTCCAAGGAAATAGATACCCAGTACTATCCAATCTAGCTGGAATGATTCGTAATAATGAGATTAAGATTCGTTCAGTTCGTGTCATCAATGAACTGAATACTTGGATATTCAAGGGTGAGACAGCTCGTATCGACCATATGGAAGGCGCTCATGATGATACTCTTTGTGCATTGGCAATGGGATTGTTTGTAATGCAATATACTGTCAATAGGATACAGAATACGCAGAGTAAAGATAAGGCAATATTGAATGCTTATATGATGAGAAGCGCAATGTCAATGAACAAACCAAGGATGCATAATGGTGATACAATTGCCCCAAAGACTGGCCTTCCATTCTATAATGGAAAGAAGATTGCAAAGAAGTATGAGCATATTGGAGGTAGCCATATGTGGTTATTCGGAGGTGTAAAGTAATATAATGAAGAGCAACTAGAAATGGTTGCTCTTTTTGTTTTCTCTTGATATTTATAGGGAAATATATTATATTTTATATATGGCAAAGAAGAATACAGTTTTTCAAGCTCTAGACAAGGCTATAACTGGCAATTGGACTTCTCCTTCCACATCAATTGCAGAACCACATATCAATTCATATGACATGTCTTCTCCAAGTGATAAAAGTATTATATATCGCACAACTGACAAGGAGGATTACTTACAGAAAAAGCTAGAGCTTCAACAAGATAAATATTTGAAAGACAGATGGGTTAAGGCAAATGTTAACTTGTCTGTTACGGCATATGCTGGTCTTAACAACATTAAGCTTATGTATCGTGATGCTGACTTGATGGATGCATTCCCAGAGATTGGCGCAGCATTGGACATCGTATCAGAAGAATCAAGTATAGTCAATGACAAGGGAATGATTGTCAATGTTTATTCCAAGTCAGAGCGTATTAAGAGCATTCTTGAGGACTTGTTTGTTAATAGGCTTAATATTCAGCTTACTGGTCAGATGATTATCCGTGCAATGTGTAAGTATGGAAATCAATTCATGCTATTGGATATTGACCACAAGAATGGTGTTAAGGGTTGGAAACAGCTCCCAGTATTTAATATGGAAAGAATTGAGAATGGAATTCAGAATCCATATGGAGCTGGAGCATCCATTGCCGTTAATGGCATAACAAAGGATGATGCTGACCTTTCAACTCAGTTTATATGGTTGGATGACAATAATTCACAAGTACCATTCAGAGATTGGCAGATTGCCCATTTCAGATTGCTTACAAACTCATTATACCTTCCATATGGCGTATCATATTTGAATGCAGCTAGAAGGCATTGGAGAATGCTTTCATTGATGGAGGATATGATGCTTATCTATCGTCTTGAGCGTTCAGTTGAGAGACGTGTGTATAAGATATTTGTTGGCGCAATCGATGATGCTGATGTTGAGGCATATGTTGAGAGAATTGCGAACGAGTTCAAGAGAACCCCAATTATTGACCCAGTTACTGGTCAAGTTGACCTTCGTAAGAATATCCTTGGAATTGATAATGATATATTCATCCCAGTTCGTGATGAGAATGCACCAACTCCAATTGATACCCTTGCAGCGGGTCAGAACATGACAGCTCTAGATGACATCAAGTTTGTGCAGAACAAGGTGTTTACAGCATTGAGAATACCAAAGTCGTTCCTTAACTTTGAGGATGCTGCTGGTGAGGGAAAGAACCTTGCTCTTATGGATATTCGCTTCACTAGAACAGTGAATAGAATTCAGCAAGCATTCTTGATGGAATTGACAAAGGTTGCATCAATTCACCTATTCTTATTGGGATTCAATGATGAATTAACCAACTTTTCATTGACAATGAATAATCCATCAACTCAAGCTGAGGGATTGGAAATTGAAAATATGCAGAAGAAGATTGACGCTTGTAGAGATGCTGTTAGCGACCCAGGAAATGGTCTTCCAATTATGTCTCAGACACGTGCATTGAAGCAGATTATGAAATGGTCTGAGAAGGAGATTAAGGAGAACCTTGAGGAGATACGTCTTGAGAAGGGTATTGCTGCTGAACTTGAAAAGACCACTCAAATCATCAAGAAGACTGGTATCTTCGATACAGTTGATAGAATGTATGGAGAGCCTGGAGCTGAATACCAAGATGACCAGCAAGGTCAAGGCGGTATGGGCGGTGACGCTAGTGGCGGCATGGGTGGTGGAATGGGAGCACCACCTCCTCCAATGGGAGAAGGACCTGACATGGATGGACAAGACATCGGAGGTCCTGGTGATGACACCATCATGATGGGCGGTGGTGAAGGTGCAGAAGGCTCAATGCCAACCCAAGATATGGGAAGTGACCCAAATGCTCCAATGGAATCTAGATACACTGGAAAGCCACTTATAAATGAGCAGAATAGCAAGCTTGATAAAATGTTCAATGAATATCTATCAACATTGAGTGAAAAGAAGGAAATGCAGAAGGAAACAGAATATAAACGTGCTGATGTTTATGATAGCGATGCATTGTTCATCAATGAGGAATTTGATAAGATGATAGACGCATTGGGCAAGTTTACCAAGAAGGATGAATAAATGGATTAAACGTGGCATTTAAGTGTCACGTTTTTTCGTTTGAATTTGATATTTATAGGAAATATTGTTTTAGATGAAAAAGGATAAGATATTAGAATATTACGAGGGCAACCCTGACACCATAGAAGAGTTTGACGATGAGAATGGTGAATATATAACAAGTTATGGATACAATAATCCAAATGTCATATCGTTTGGATATTTTCAAACCTCATTGGATGGTGGTAAGGAGTTTATATATAACAAAAAGCTTTCTCACTATGCCATCTCTAGCGAAATCGCCAAGAAGATAATAGGAAAGGCTTATGCTAGCGAGGATGTTGGCCATGGCTTCGTAAGCACTGTGACATTTGCAATATATAGTAATTCTGCATATAAGGGAAGGGTTTTCTTAAATATAAATGCAATCACCACGTGGACTCAAGTATCATCTAGGAAATTGGCAGAGATTGTTGAGAATATGGGTGGAATTGAAAAGTTTGAAAATTTTGTTTATGTGAATCCAGATGCAAATGGAAGGGATAATATGAGCGTTGTAGACTATATTAATTCAAATATTGAGTCTGAATATGAAGAGGATGAAGAAGAATCAATGAGTCATAATATTAAGGATTCTTCGATAATTCAACCTTGGATGATTGACTTAATAAGAGAATATAATACCCCAAATTCAACATTGGCAACAAAGACATCTAAATTGGGGAATATGACAATTGCACAATACAATTCATTAATACATCAAGAAGAGAAAGAACCTAAAAAAACAATAAAAGAAAATAAGGATAATATGAAGAATAACAAACACCAAGAAGAGTTTTCAAATTACATTAAGATAATGAATGAAGCCCTTCAGAAGAACGATTACAAGGCTTATGAATATGTCAAGGAAATGTTAGACGAAGCTGTTGATGATAGCAAACATGAGAAAGAACTTATGAATGAATTGAACACCACCAACTTTGGTGTGCTTAACCACATCTTCGAAAGCGAGCTTCCAACACTTATCAAGACAAATAAGAAGGCTGTAAGGAATGTAATCAAAACGATTAAGGAGGATAAGAACCTTCAGAGCCAATTCAGCTTCTATAATGTAATCAAGGAGCAATATAACTCAAGCCATGCTGAAATGATAACACCAGAGGTTGCATTGGAAAAACTAGTTAAGATTGTTTGTGAGGAGATTGACCCAAAGACAATCAAGAAGTCAAATAAGAAGCTTAGAGATGTTATGATTGAGAATAATATCATCCCTTCTGATTTCGTTGATGAGGAGTCAAAGAAGTTATATGAGAATGGTAATGTAATTCTTACAACAAAGAGAACAAGCAATAACATGTTACCTCTTGCAGAGAGCTATGACGCAGTGTGCAAATGGATGACAGCACATAAGGATGATAAGGTAAAGAATACAAAGGATGTCGATACCTTGGTTAGAGAGTTTGAAGAAAAGCTTAAGACTAATCTTAACGAGTCTGAGATGTCATTCGTGCAAGAGATTACTGATTTCAGAAGCCCAATTGCTGAGAAGAGAAAGGAAAAGCTATTTAATAAGTTCAAGAATGAATGTATTTCAAAAATCAATGACATGTTAAAGGAAGATTCTGAAAACGTAGAACTTAAGGGATTGAGTGACCAGATTAATGAAATGGTATTCGATAAGAATAACATCGTCAAGGATATTGCAAAACTACTTGAAATTAGAGACATTTTAATGGATGACTAAGAATTTAAATGCAGCTCATGTGTAGCTGCATTTTTCTTTATTTGCCTCTTGAAATTTGTCAAAGAAATTATTATATTTTATATGTAAAATCAATATGACAAATGAAGCGTTTAAACAAGGAATATAAATTGGATGTATGTAATCATATTAACTTAAAATATGGTACAGTTAATAGAAACAATCCTCAAGTGATTTATGTTAGTGGAAAGTGTTGGATTTCCCCACTTCGTAAGATGGATTATCCTTCGATATTCAATGAAATTGAAAAAAATATAAGAAAGAATATCAAGACATTTTTAATAGATGACGTAAACTTTGAGGATAAATATATATTAGATTTCGACATCAATGTTGATAATTTGTCTCCAAATGAAAAGAAGTTTTTATCCTTTGATTTCTATTTAAGACAAAATGAAAAGAACAAAAAGGAACTGTCAGCGTTTAAAGATGTCTTCAATAAGAAGATTAGCACAATTGCCAATAACCTAGTGTATGTTCTTAAGGAAAATAACTTTACGGTGAATAAAACGAAAAAGTAAACTATTTATTTATAATAAATTGTATATATTATGAAAAAGATTATAAGACTTACAGAATCAGAACTACATGACCTTATATCAAGGTCAGTCAAGAGAATCATTAAGGAAGATGTTCTTGGCGATAATTGGCATGAAGCAGAAGAAGATAGAGAAGATTCAGTGATGAACAATTATGAACCTTTTGAAAGCCAAGAAGACCATAATTGGGGCGGTGTTGGCGATGAGGAGGTTGACCCAACTTACTATGAGTCACAAGATGATGCAATTGGTTGGAATGATGATGAGCCAGAGGGGTATGACGATGATGCATGGCCAGAAGAAAGAGTATTGGATAGAATTGACACGGACGCAAATTATGATGACTTCCCACCAATGAAATGAAAATAGTAAGGTTAACAGAAACAGACTTGCATAATATCGTTAAGCGAGTTGTGAACGAAGCATTGGGGAATACAATACAACTTCAACTTATTAATGGTTATTTCTATCCAACAGATGGGTTAAGCAAAAATATACTTTATGATGAATATGGTCTGAGTAGAATTCCTGAAGCTAAATTTGACGTATGGTCTCCTAAATTCGTTCGAGATGGTTATAAATTGGCAGTAACAGATTATAACCCACAGAAGAGAGAATTTAATCCTCCAATTGGTTTTCCAATTGGTGGAGAGTCGCATCCAACAAAAGACCCTTGTCCTAAGTGTGGGTTTAAAGGAATGTGTGATAAAGATGAATGCGGAAAGAAAAACTTTAGATTATTTAAGAAATAAGCGAGACTATTTAATTAGCCTCGCTTTTATTTTGTTTATGATTTAAGTACTTGTTTTATTTTTGAAATCTTTTCATTTATTGATGATTTCGACTTATTTGTTTCATCGTTTTCAACATATTGTTGTAAATATTCTTGAGTTCCAATATAAGCTCCTGGTGTTGAAGGACTAGATACAACGTCCCAACATATCAATTCAAAGTCATCACCAACAACATATTGCCCAAGTTTCTGTTCGACAGAACCAACGCCTCTACTACTTACGCCTATTTTATAACCGTTTAGTAATAAGTTGGCAACCATATCACCTTGTGTTGATACTATACCTTGCTTTCTGAAGCCTTCTGACGTATTAATTTCCATTTTACCAACTAGAGTAGCTCCCTCCCAATGTAATTCAATAATGTTATGCGAAATCCTAGAAAGGTCAATTGTACTTTCTGCAGGATGGTTGCAGTTTTTTGTCCAATGAGATTTTCCATTTGACATTACATACCAAATGTGATTTGGCACTTCTACGCACATTACTTTTCCATTATAATATTCTTTTTCAATTGATAAGAAACGTTTGTCCAAATAGATTCCTTTAGTTAATGAACGTAATGAAAAATGCAATGGTTTACAATTCTTACCTTCGATAAGTCTTTCACCAATCATTCTATCATTATTTCTTTCTTCAACGTGATAGTTTCCACTGTAGCCTATTTTAAGTTGAATTTCGTTTAAATCTAATGCTAATTGTTTTGATACGCTGAAAATATCATCAGTTAAAGTATATTTAGTTCTTTTATCTCCCCTAATTCTACCATCACCAAGAACAAACCAATCATATAAAATCCTTAAGTTTTCTTTTGATTGATTTTTAATATTAGTAGGTATGTATTTAGTATAACAATCTCCAAGTTCAGAAACATACTTATTAAGTCTTGGGTCACATATTCTAAATGTTTTTTTGCCATCTTTAGACGAAATAATAGTATACCCTAAATCAAGCTCAATAAGCATGTCTTCAATCATTTCGCTTATTGTCTCTTTTTTCTGATATATGTTCACGTCATTATTGACCTTTCTATAATCACCTTCGGATAAATAAATTCCAAGAAATTTCATGAATGTTGCTATTGGTATTTTTTTATCTTCAGTACAGTCTGGGTGATTTTTAATTGTTTTTTCGCTAGGGACACTAATACCCTTTAGAATGAAAAATTCATCACCCATTTCTTGCCAATTTCCTTGTTTTGGAATATAATAATGGGATAGATTATTGCTATTATAAATCTCTTCTGCCGTTTTAAACCCTTTAAATTTATTGTTTCTATCATATATAGGAAAACCATGATTAGGTGTAACAACGTCTTCTATATTTCTCCCAGACAAATGATACATCTCCCCATTATAATCATATTCAATTTTCCTTTCTATTTTTTGTTTTTCAATACAATTTGTGTCTGGGTTTAGTGTCAGAATATTTTCTCCTTCTTTAACTTCTTCTAATGTTTTCCATCCACTTTCTGTTAATATCATGGCATCTGGTTTATAACACTCTCCTAGTGCCATCCTTTCTTGAATCATCTTTTGATATTTTTCAACTTCTCTTTTTAAGATGTTTTCTGGATATATTCTACCGTTTGCGTTCTTAACTCCATATTTTTGGAAAACAGCATCCACAATAAATGGATGAGGAACATACCATTCCCCATCTCCAATATCTTCTTTTAATTGCTTTTTATTTGAAGAATCTAGTGATATATACCCATCGTTTTCGATGAGTATACCATGACCAGTTTTACCTTCCTTTATTATTTCTAATTCAGCTTTTTTCATCACTATTGTTTTTGTTAATAAATATTTGTAATTTTCTAAATATTTATAGAGTACAGACTATAATTTACATATAAATGCATTATTTTTAGTGCATTATGTAATTTTTTCTGAATTTGAGTATATTTATAATTAAAAATAATGTATTAAATCTATTTTCTAAATGAATAAAAATATTAGAAGCAAGTAGTTAGAGAATCTTTATTGGATTACAACACACTCGCAAATTCTTTGAAGGAAAATACGGAGAGTGCAGTTAAAGCTCTCTTGAGTGAGACTGTACGTGATACATATGCCAAGTTATTGTCTGAGGACGATGATAAGGACTACGAAGAAGATGAAGTGGAAGATACTAGTTCTGATATTTCAAATAATGCTGAATCAGTAGATGCTGCTACGGATGGCGTAGAGGATACTGACACTGGTATGGAGTCTGAAGAACCAATAGATGATACAGCAGTTGAGGGCGGTGACGATGCTGCCGTAGATGGAGCTGTTGAAGATGATGGCGCAGAAGGCGAAGGTGGTGATGAATGGGCAGAGTTTGATAAGTATAAAGTATCAGACGATGAGTATGACTTCACAAATGCGGAAGACGAGGAAATCGTAAAGGTTTACAAATTAATGAAGAATGATGACCAAATCCTTGTTCATAAGGATGACAATGGAGATGTCAACATTCAAGACAACGAAACTGGAGCTGAGTACCTAATCAAACTTGATGATGATGGAGAGGCAACTGGTGTTGCAGCTTCTGAACCAAGTGATGACGAAAACGTGATTACAGATGATGAAGGTATTGATGATTTCGGTGCAGAAGATGATTTTGAAAATAATGAAGATGATATGAATGAATCAACAGAAAGAATGTTTGAACTCATGCTAGAGTATGACTCAAACGTAGGCTACACTGACAATTATCAGAAAAAGGATGTAATGACAAATCCAGGCATGTCAGAGCCAGGTAAAAATGTAAACGATTGGGATGCAGGCGTACCAAAGGGCGGTTCAAAGCCTTGGTCTGGATACCCAGGAAAGAAAAATAAAGCAGATAAACCATTCAATGCTGAAAAGGGTAAGCAAGTTGAAGAGAACACTGAGAATGAATGCGGTGTAACCAATGGTACAGTTGAAGCTCCAATGGAGGAAGCAACAAACGTTGGCGGTTTTGTACAACAGAACAGTACTTCTAAATCTCACGTTCCTACCTCTAATGGACGTAATGCACGTTCTATGAGTAAGGGTGGCAAGAGAGTTAAGGGAACTGCTACTCCACGTTACAGTGGCGGTGAGAGCGATTCAGTTTCTGAGAGCTTTGTTAAAAGGGCTAATGCAGTTCTTGAAGAGAACAAGGAGCTTAAGTCAACTTTGACAGACCTTATGGAACAGTTGAAGAAGGTATCTGTAACTAACCATAATCTTGCACAGATTATTAAGTTGGTTTCTGAGAACACAACCTCTCAAGACGAGAAGAAGGAGATTATCAACAGATTCAAGAATGAGGGTAAGACAGTTGAGGCTTCCGCAGCACTTTACGAGTCTATTAGTCGTGAACTTAAGAAAGCAAACAAAATGAACATCACTGAGGAGAAATCTCTTACAGTTGAGAGTTCAAACAAAATCAATGAGACACCTATCTATAAGTCACAAGATATGTTAGATTCTCTTGATTTAATGCACAGAATGATGAAATAATTTCACTTTTTAATTCTTGTGTATATTTATAAAAAAAAATAATAAAATAAGTAAAATAAATTTTCATTTATCTATATGAAAGAATTTTTATCAAGTGGTGTAGTTGGTAATATTGAATACAACGCACAACAGCAGATACGTGAGAGCATTCAGAAGCGTTGGGACAACCTCGGCTTTACTGAGGGTTTGCCTGATGGCATCAAGGAGAATGTTGCTACATTGTATGAGAATGAGGCAAAGCACTTGATTTATGAGGCTACTGCTTCTGATAACAGTGGTTCTTTCGAGACCGTTGTTTTCCCAATTATTAGACGTGTGTTCAGCAAGCTTCTTGCTAATGACATCGTTTCTGTACAAGCTATGAACCTTCCTGTTGGTAAGTTGTTCTTCATCCTTCCTGTTACTTCAGAGAGAGAGTGGGAACTTCCAGAGGATGCAACAGGTGCAACTCCTGGCGACATCATCGATGGTACAACTGGTCGTCATAAGGGACTTATGGGCTATGACCGTGTAAACCGTAACAAGGAAGGTCGTGTTGAGCCAAGATATTATCTCCCTGATGAGACTGTTTATCAGCTTGAGAAAAATAAGTGGTATGTTCCACAGTTGAACGAGACTATCGAGGATGCAACTTCTTTCGAAGAGGCTAAAGAGCGTGCAGCAGCAGAAGGTCTTCACGTTACTGCATTGAGAGAGGCAGGTCCTGAGGTAACTCAGTACTTCCAAAAGACTCTTTACGATTTGTTCTACAATGACTTCTTGTATGACAATTCTAAGGGTAAGGTAACTATCAAGGTTGGTGAAGCAATCCCAGTATTCTTGACCCCTGGTGGTGTTCGTCCATTTGCAGCAGACAACTTGAACCAATACTTCAAGAGTGGCTTCGATGGTACTGTTAGAAACGTAATCCTTGAGATTGATGGTTTTTCTTCATTCAACGCTAGCAAGTTGACTGGCCCTGATGGTAACGAGATGGATACCGAAGGTTTCCTTGCTTCTTTGAAGGTTATCACTCAGAAGGAAATTGCAGCAAATAATGCTCCTGGTTCTGAAACCGTTCAGACCGCAGCTTTCCGTAAGTTCGAGTCTGTTCCTTTCAGAGTTGTTACTCAGAAGTATGGTAAGGGTATCGTAGAGTACGGTGCTGCTTGCGATGCAGATGGTAAGATGTATATTGAGCTTGACCTCGCTAAACCAGTTATTCAGCAAGGTGGTACTATCGATGGTTACATCGGTGTAGACGCTGCACAGCTTGACGCAGCTATTGTTAAGAGTGGTAGCACTATCGACGTTGAGGCAACTAAGGAGAACATGAAGAGCTTGTTCAAGATTGCTTGGGCTCAGTACGATTCTCTTGAGCTTGAGACTGAAATCGGTGAGGTAAGCTTCAAGCTTGACTCTGTAACTGTTTCAGTTGAGGAGAGAAAGTTGAGAGCAACTTGGTCACCTGAGCTTGCACAAGACGTTTCTGCATTCCACAATATCGACGCAGAAGCTGAGTTGACAGCTATCCTTTCAGAGCAGATTGCTGCTGAGATTGACCGTGAGATTCTTCGTGACCTTCGTAAGGGTGCACCTTGGCAAGCACGTTGGGATGTCAATGGTTGGAGAAGAATGGCTGCATTCTCTACAAACTACACTCAGAAGGACTGGAACCAAGAGCTTATGACTAAGATTAACCAGATTTCTGCACAAATCCATAAGTCAACTCTTCGTGGTGGAGCTAACTTCATCGTAGTATCTTCAGAGATTTCTGCACTTCTTGACAACCTTGAGTACTTCCACGTTTCAGACGCAAGTGCTGAATCAGACCAGTACAACATGGGTATTGAGAAGATTGGTGCTCTCGGTGGACGTTACACAGTATATCGTGACCCATATTCTCCACATTGGTCAATGATTATTGGTCATAAGGGTAAGTCACTCCTTGACACAGGTTACATCTATGCACCATATGTGCCAATGCAGTTGACCCCAACTATGTACAATCCATTCAACTTTGCACCAGTTAAGGGTATTATGACACGTAATGCGAAGAAGATGGTTAACAACCGTTACTATGGACATGTTCGTGTTGACGGTCTTGTACATTGGAGCATTAACGAGTTCAGATAAATCGTTGAAAATCAATAACTTAATAAAAAACTTGGGTAGTGATAACTGCTCAAGTTTTTTTGTTTTTATACTCGACCCTTTTTTCTTCTTGCTTGATATTTATATAAAATAGGTATGGATAATGAAGAAATTATAAAAGACTACCAAGATGGTATGGGTATATATAATGTTTGTACAAAATATCATATTGGAAAATTGAAATTAAAGTCTATTTTGGCTGAGAATTAAGATGTCTATGTGTAAATCTATATTACATAAAAAATATGGTTTTCCAATGACAATGACTGAACTTGAAATGACAAGGGAACTTGGATATGACGGAATATGGGACTGTGGACTGTTCAAATATGTATGGAGAAAGGGATAGCATATCAGCTTTAACTGTCGAAAAAGATGATAAATAAAAACAAAAATATGAGCGAGAAAATGTTTTTTCTCGCTCTTTTTTATATTATTTTGGTGTAAAAATGAATTAATGAAATATTTAAGATATTTATATATATAATAAATTAAGAGTAAAATAATAAATATTAAAATTATAAAGAATTATGGCAGATAATGCAAGAGGAATCCACGTAAGTCCTGGAATATACACACGTGAAATCGATTTGAACTATGCTGTTCGTAGTCTTGGTATTACAACTCTTGGTGTTGTAGGTGAAACACTAAAGGGTCCAGCTTTCCAACCTATGGATATTTCGAATTGGCGTGAATTCCAAGATGTTTTTGGCGGAACAAGTACTGAGAAATTTAAAGGAAGTCAGTATCCTAAATATGAGTTGCCTTACATTGCTAAGTCATACTTAAAGGAGAGTGAGCAGCTTAAGGTTGTTCGTATCCTTGGTCTTAGTGGCTATAACGCAGGTCCAGCTTGGGTCGTTACTGCAAATGGTCAAGCTGTAGTTGTATTGCGTTCAAGAGGAACATATAAGCCATATGTTGCTGGCGATAGCGGCAATTGTATTTGTAACCAATCAAAGTATGATAATCTTAGATATTTTGTTGGAGAGAGAACTGCTAGCGTTAGTGGTTGTACAAAGGATGGATATAACTTAAAAGCCCTTAAGATTGAGGGATATACCCCATTTACTAGCAATGGCGATGAATGTAGTGGACATACCATTAGTGGTGATGCAATTGATTGGTCAGTAAGTGCTACAAATCACGGTAGATTTAAGATTATTGGTATTGAAGGACCAAGTACTAGCACTGCAAATTCAGATTCAAGTGGACACACATTTGAATATTCAGTTTCATTGAACCCATTTGATAAAGAATATATCTTGAAGGTTCTTGGAACAAATCCTAGTGATGGTGATGCTCCAATCTATGTTGAATCACTTTATGATGTTGCACTTGAACAAGGTATTGCTGATAATGTAATTGATAAGATTGATAGTGGTGAAACTGTTGAGTCATCTACAACTAAAGATGTTGCTAATTATGGTTTGAAAGCTTTCCAAGTTTATTATACAGCAGATTATTGTCATCATTCACCTATTTACAGCCTAATGAGAGTTCCACAAGAATCACTCACAAGAAAGTGGGTTGGCAGAAGGCTTCTAGCAGATAAAGATTCTGCTAAAGATAATATTAAGTGTGTAAAGTTTGATTATAAGACCAATAAACCATATAATGGTGAAGTTAATGAGGAAACAGTAAAAGTTGGTCAAATCTACACTGTAAGACAGTATACAGATACTAGTGGAAAGAGACATTATTTCTATGCTTATTACGATAATGGTACAGTTTCTAGTGCAATCACTGACCCAAACATAGAAGCCATAGATTATTATGGAAACTTAACTAATGGTGGTAATAGCGGTAATAGTGGTGATTCAGCTTCACTTGTTCTTAATATGGCTGATGGGTTGTATTATAAAATGAACAGCGATAATACTGATGTTACATATGTATCACTTGATATGAATGATTATAAGTCTTCATTCAGATATGCTTCAACTCCTTGGATTGTTTCTAACTTGAAGGGTGATATTAATAATGTTGAGGTTAACAAGTTGTTCAGATTCCATACAATTTCTGATGGCGATAATGCAAACTATGAGGTTAAGGTATCAATTGAGAACATTAGACCAGATGATGGTGTATTCGATGTAGTTGTACGTAGAATCGATGACCTTGATGAGTCAATCATTCCACTTGAGAAGTTTACAAGATGTTCAATGACTCCTGGTGATTCAAACTACATCGCATTCAAGATTGGTTCATTCGATGGCGTATATGAGTCTAAGTCTAAGTATATTACAGTTGAGGTAAATGAAACAACTGCTGCTAAGTTGTCAGTTCCAGCAGGTTTCCTTGGCTATCCAATTCCACAGTATAGTGGAACACCAATAGCTGGTTCTTCACATGCAGTTAAGTTCCCAACTATTAAGTACAATAGAAATTATGATGAGGATATTAAGAATAGAAAGCAATACTTTGGTCTTTCTTCTTGGGTTGGCGTAGACATCGATAACTTTACCTTTAAGGGTAATAAGGCATATGTTGATGACCCAAGATTCTTGTCTCATGGTTTCCACCTTGATTCAAGATTAGATAGTGCAAATGGTGGTATTGAAACTTCAGCAATAACAGTTGATGGAGAGCATGGATATGAGTTCGATTCAGTTTCAACCAATGCTAGAACTAACTTGTTATCTGAACCACCTATCATTGATACGGAGGCAAATATGTATGGTTCAATCTATGAATATGTAAATCTTCGTAAGTTCACCGTATTCTTCTATGGTGGTTTCGATGGATGGGATGTTTACAGAGACCAAAGAACCAATACAAATGACTACAAGTATTCACAGTATAGAGGATACATCAATACAAACAGTGGTGAGGGTTATGCATTCAATAGAATTAAGAACCCAGACTTGATTGGTTTGAATCAGAATGGTATTACCTCTGACTGGTATGCTTACCTCGCAGGTATTCGTCAGTTTGCAAACCCTGAAGCAACCGATATTAACGTACTTGCAACTCCAGGTATCGACTACGTAAATCAGAAACTTCTTGTTGATGAGGTAATCGAAATGGTAGAGGAAGAGAGAGCTGACTCAATTTATGTTGTAACAACTCCTGATAAACCAAATGGAGCTGGTGACTATGTAGACGAGATGTATACTCCAGAGGATGCTGTTTATAACCTTGAGGACAGTGAGATTGATTCTAACTATACTTGTACATATTATCCTTGGGTTAAGTATCTTGACCAAGACAATAATCAGTACATCTACTTACCTCCAACGAAGGATGCAGTTAGAAACTTCGCTCAGACTGATAATACATCATATCCTTGGTTCGCACCTGCAGGTATTAATCGTGGTGATGTTGAGTGCGTAAGAGCTCACTTCATTACCAAGCTTGCTGATGAGGATACTCTTTATGAGGGCAGAATCAACCCAATTAAGACCTTTGCTCAAGACGGTCCAAAAATCTGGGGTCAGAAGAACCTTCAGATTAATGAGTCTCAGCTTAACAGAATTGCAGTTCGTAGATTGTTGCTCAGAATGAGAAAGTTGATTGCAATTTCTTGCATTGGTCTCATCTTCGAGCCAAACGATGCAACCATCAAGCAGTCATTCATTTCAACCGTAACTCCAATCTTGGATAGCATCAGAAGCAACAGAGGTATCTCTGATTACAGAATTGAGGTCAATGATTCAATCGAGAGTCGTGAACGCAGGGAACTTCCATGCAAGATTTACTTCAAGCCTTACAATGCTCTTGAATACATAACCATCGATTTTGTCTTAACTGCGGAAGGGGTTAGCTTTGATAATATCTAATTGATAATCAGATAGTTATATAAAAACTCTATAAATTAACGGGAGAAAAAGAGAATTTTCTTCCGTTTTTTTATGTTAAAATTTGTTTATTTCAGAAAAATTATATATATTTGCTCCAGAAGGTGTATTTTTTAATTTCAATGAGTATTTATAATAAAATGATGATATGAAATATACATTAGAAAAAATAATAAATAGGGCAAATGAAATTCACAACTATAAATATGATTATTCACTAATGAATGAATATAAAAACAATAGAGTGAAATATCCAATTATATGCCACAAAAAAGATAATAACGGAATTGAACACGGTGTGTTTTATCAAGACTTCGACCACCACATAAATAGGCAGCATGGATGCCCTCATTGTAGCGGCAATGCTAAAAGGACATTAGAGTCTTTTATTAATGATGCACGAAAAGTTCATGACAATAAATATGATTATAGTAAATTTGAATATAATGGGATACACACACCATCGATAATTATTTGCCAAGAGCATGGCGAATTTTTACAAGCACCAAATGACCATCTTCATGGTCAAGGTTGTCCTAAATGCAAAGGAAAAAGGATATGGGATAGTAGAGGAAGATTAACGGTAGACGAAGTAAAGCAACAATTTAAAAAGATTTATGGTGATTTATATGATTATTCTTTATTTACTGAATATGCTAATAACAGAACTAAAATACCAGTAGTATGTAAAAAACATGGGATATTTTATGTAACCCCAAATAACCATTTAAGGGGTAGAGGATGTCCACATTGTGCTCAGAGCAAATTAGAAAAAAGTGTGTTTGATTTACTAGTTGAAAATAAAATTGACTTTATTGCACAACATAGATATGACGAGTCTAACAATAAGAATGCGTTAGATTTTTATATTCCAAGTAAAAATATTGCAATAGAATGCCAAGGTATTCAGCACTTTAAACCTGTTGATTTCGCTGGAAAAGGCAAAGAATGGTCTGAAGAACTATTTACCAAAAACATACAGCGAGATATATACAAAAATCAGTTGTGTAAAGACAAAGGCATTAAGTTATTATACTATGTGCCAAAGAGTAATACCGTTCCTGGGTATAAGAGTAATCCTAAGTTTTGTGGATTGTACACCGATGAAAACGTTTGTAATAATCTTTCCCAGTTAAAAGAGGGTGTTTCATTTGATGATATTTAATTGAAATGTAATTTTATAGCTATTTAATAATTAGGAGGATACAATATTCCTCCTAATTTTTTTGTCATAAAAAAAGGCAATAACATAGAAGTTGACCCAAATAACTACTAAAAATGAACAGCCAAACACGGTTGCTCATTTTCTTTTTTGTTAATAATGAATAAATCCCATTGGCATACACTGAATATGTCAATGGGATTTCGTAATTTTGCATCTGCCATCAAGTTTCCTCTCTGTGATGTTTACTATCACCGTGTGATATAATAACATGGAAGCTGAAAGAAAGGGCAGAAAGGAGTTGTTGCCTATGAAAAAGAACTTTTTCAAAACAACCAAAGAATACATCTTGTATGTTAAATCTTTG